AAATTCCTGCCATAGGGTCAACGTTAAAATCTAATCCTATTAACAAAGGCAGCATATTAAGATCAACTGATTCTTTATTAATATTTTCATCATTGAAACTAACAGCGACTAAACCAGTTAAATTCTCAAAACTAGCCTCAAATTCTTGCCTAAATGTACGCTGATCTAATTGCCCCCTAGCTGCTTCAACTTCCTCTGCTGCAACATTACCCCCCTGGATCGTAGTAAAGCTCCATCTATTCCAATCATCTCTCTCGGTTTCTCCACAAAAACACCACATATCATAAAACCAACTGGCAGTACCATCAGGTGTACTAATGAATAAAGCCCATCCCTGCTTATCAGCCAATGCAGGTCTTATAACTTCTGCCCATACATCTTTATCCATAAACGCAGCTTCATCTAAAACAACACCAGCAAGACTTCTTCCCCTCAATGCCATCGCATTCTCTGTTCCCTTCAACTCGATACTCGATCCATTAATCAAATCAAGTCTTAAATCTGTCTCATTTTTAGCTTTAACCCAGACTTTCGGTACTAATTTCTTTAATTCCTTCCACGCAATGTCTTTTGCCATTCGATATGTCGGTGCACAGTAGAAATAAACTTCCCCTGGTCTATTAATCGCTCCACGAAGTAATTCGATACAAGCTAAATATGATTTTCCAAACCTTCGCCCTGCTACTAAGACTCTAAATCTTTTTTCTGAATTGAACACCTGCCCCTGTGCATACCTTAGTGTTATTGGCTCGGTTTTTGTCCCCATATGCGTGTTCGTTAATTCGTTTGAAAGGTTATAAAGCGATTTAATTGAACTAATTTGTGAATAATTACTCGTTTTTAACTCCATACACTAAAAAATAACAAACTTTTTCAACTAATACCCCCTAGTTATAGCCTAAATTACATTTTCTAGGTTATCATTCAATTAATACCTTATCTGATTGAGTCCGTGGCTGAATCTATTTTATCTGGTTTCGTTCCAGAAGATTTTAAAGAACAACAAGTAGAAAAGAAAAAAAGACGTTCTAAGTTTGCTTGCAATACAAAAGAGCATATCCAGGCTAGAAGTCAAAGATTATATTCAAGACAGCTAGAAGGTAAGACAACAAGACAGCTAGTTTTGGAACACGCAAAGATTGAAGGCATTGCAGAAACTTCTGCTTGGAGCGATTGGAGCCGAGTAAAGCAATGGAATAACGAAGATTGGGAAAAAGATAGAGAAAATATGCTTCCAAGACTTCAAGCGATGAGAGTGAGACTATTCAACAAGGCAGTTTCAAAAGGTCAATTACAGACAGCAGCACAAATACTCGATTCATTAGGCAAGGTTATCGGTGAGTCTGTAGAGACAGTAAACATCCAGGCTCCTCAACTGTCCATCAAAGTAGAACAGCAGTAGCACACATATATCAGTAACAAAGATCTGAGATATATATTGATGGTACCCGACATGGGCTAGCCAGAATTTTTTTTTGCAACCCTACCCCATATACGCTCTAAGGTACCTAGAAGCCGCTCTAATGCCGTTCTGCTGTCGCTTTGGTGCTATAGTACCTTAAGAAATTTGCCCTCCCTGAAGCGATTCTGGAAGGAGCAATGTGACAATAAAAAACTGTCACAATTATGTTGTCATGCTGCCAAAAGTGATGCTAATATTTATATATAAATTCAATAAAGAATTTTTTTCCGTAGCCAATAGCTACTCAGCAAACAGCAGGAACACCGACTAGGAATCGGTTATCTTTCGAACTCACTAATCCCGAACTACTGAGCTAGGGACTAACAGCAACCGACACCAAACGGACTGAGCCAAGCGAAAGAAAGAAAGATACGCTATATGATCTTTCCCGCCTGACTGATACCTTATACCTCTAGGCTGTATCACTCACGCCAATAACAGGAACAACAGGAGCTTAGATCTTCGGACTAGCTTTCTTTTTCCCTTCACAGATTACCGCACGATATAGAACAGCCTACAGGTAAAAGGTATTACTTTTATCTATCAAACAAACTTATTAATTTTATTCAAATGAGTAACTATTCAATTACACGTTTTACTGGTATTGATTACGATACTATGTCTGGACGTTGGGACTTAGTAGCAGAGAGACACACACAAGATTCTGCCCTTGCAACCTGTAAGAGTTTAAATCTTAATAGACCTTTCTACCATAGAGTTGAAGTTAATTCAAAAAGAGTTGAGCTTCCAAGATTTACAGTTTTGAAGCCCAACATGAAAAGCAACTTTGAACCTATTGTAATTCCTGTAAGTTTTACAATTAAGAAATACAATTTTTTTCAAAGATTAATTAGGAGGTTCTTCTAATGTCTGAGGAAGAATTTGAAATTTATTTTGCTGGCTGTAATTGGGGGTCAACTTTCGAGTTATTCCCAAAGCTAGAAAAAATTACTTATGATCCTGAATTTCTGGAGCTAGAAAAAAATGATAAGAATTAAAATTTTTATTATTATTTTTGGTTTTGGATATTCGCTATATATGGGGAGCATCTTATTTGATGCTCTTTATACGATCCAATCAAAAAACTTGCAAACCTTAACAGAATTACAAAATGAAAATTAAAAAATTAGGAGCGTCAAAAACGCTTCTTTCTTTTCCTGATAAAGAAATTTTTATCAGTTATGAAACACCTGTAGCTGCTCGCTTTTCAAATGGCGACTGCATCAAGACTAAAACGAATTGGTCAAAGACGACCCAGAAACACATTACACAATGGCTTTCTGGACTCAAAGCGAAAAGCGTTGACCAAAGTGTTTTAGACAATTTATTAGGAGCTTAAAAAAATGAGTCATTTAATCTCTCACTACATCGAAGATAAGGAGCTTATTCCAATGATGCTCGATTTCGGTTGGATCGTCAGGAATGACACATGGACAGACTGCCCTTTAGAAACTCAAAAACTTTTTAAAGTTTGGCATCGGTCAGGATATGGGGAATAAATTTCCCCTTTTTTATTTTCTAAAATCATGAAACTTAAAAAAACAAGAAAAGAAAGAAAATGTTATTCCTGTAAATCGTCAATTATTAAAGGCGATTTATACGGTCAAAAAACAATTCCTTTAGGGGAAAAGGTTAACGGTCAAAATGAAACTTTTGACGGTACTTCTTTTGTTACTCATTATATGAGAGTTCCAGTAAGTATTTGTAAAAGTTGCTCAGAGCCTAGTTAATTCTAGGCTTTTCTTATTCACTTATCCCTAAAAAAAATGACAGTATTGAATGGCCGAATGAATGGCAAAAAAGATTATGTTAAACCTGAAGAATTGATAGTGAATGAATTAATTCAGGCACTTGAGTCAGGGAAAACAAATTTATGGCGTAAGGAATGGACAGTTAAAGGCGGCTTCAGAAATGTCTTATCAGGGCATAAATACAAAAACAGTAACATTCCCTTGTTATGTATGCAGAGTTCTATTAGGAATTGGCACTTACCACTATTTATCGGTGGAGGTCAGGCACGTTCCATAAATTGCACTATCAAAAAAGGTTCACGTTCAGCACGAATATTACAACCCATTCAAAGATCTTTTGAAATGAAAGAAAA